AATCTACGAAGGCCTCATCGACCAACCTCAGTCTCTCTAAGAAGATAGAAAGTAACTTGGTAAAGTTCTCTTTATCACTTAGAAATTCTGAGGGCAGTCTTTCTAAAGCACCCTTAATGAAATCAGGCAGTGGGTGGATGTGGTTAACATCCGGAGCTAACACCTCTGCCATAACCCCTCCGTTAAATTATCTGACTGTAGGTTATATTGTCTGCTGACAAGTTGAAAAGCTGAGTGGTGGCTGGCTTAACATCATTACTTGTGTAAGATGTATCAGGCTGACCAACATTCTTAACTTCCACAATCACTTTCGTGAAACGATCTGGACGGATGGTCGAGCTAACAACGGCCCCGAGTTGATGGTTGTATAACGTAGCTGCGATACTGCCACCGTTAACCATAGCAACCAGAGCATTATTAATCTCCGTTTCCTCCACGATAGAGACAGGCCTTCCTTGATATTTGACACGTACCGCAATATTGCGTTGCTCTGCTTTTGTGTGGTACACAGTTTCAATTTGGTCATCCTCTGTGGTTATATCGGTGAATACGGCACCATAGGTTACGTTGCTTAAAGCTATGGTTTCGTAGAGGGCCTTGTTGATCTCATCAGTATCACCACCATATACCACAGTCATAAACTTGTAAGGCGGGATCCCCAGTGAATTGGTCTTATCGGTATTGTTAGCGAAGATCTTAACCTTCTCAACACCCTCAACCGTATTCAGTAATCTTGAGAGGATCGCTGGGCGTGTGGCTGCGTTAGCATTACTTATTGTACTGGCGGCACGCACACGATAGGCGTTATCACTCTCAACATCTGAGCCATCAGCGAAGGCTTTAATGTTTGTCAATGATACAAAGCCAGAAGGTGTTGGGGACATAGAGGTAATTGAACCCTCTCCACGTGCTAAATCTCCTGCCTCTGTGGCTCGTAGCCCCATGTCGATTGTCTTGTCACCTACAAGAGGTGATGTTCGAAAATCAACTCGGGTAGACAGACCTATTAACCTCTTACTTGTATCATAACCAATCCAGAGCTGACCTGCGGCACTATCAATAAAGATCCTTGCGTCATTAGTTTGAATTGTATTCTCTACAATAAATCTCTTAATGTCACTGAAGAATTTATTAAGTGGTGCAGAGTTTGGAGTGGTATTAGTTAGATTAAGGGTTAAGTTCTTTGTTGTTCTGTCACTGGTATTCTGGATCGTAAATCTGTATTCCCCAACTCTTAAATCTCGCGACAAGATAGAATGGGCAATAATATTACCAGCTACCTGAACATCCTTCGTTAATTCAAAATTACCCGCATCAATATCCCAAGCAGCAACAGAATAAATCATGTTGTATGGGACTGACGCATTAAGTGTCATTTGAGCTGTGCCTGTAGAACGTGTTTTACCACGACGATAGACACCACGCTTAGCAAAGAGGTCATCGAGGTACATACCTTCAGCACCTGCCTGTGTCTGAGCCTGATACACCCCGCCACCTAATAACCAAAGCTCATACTCTCGCTCTGCAAATACAGAGATAAACTTATCTAGAGCGGAGTTGGAAGCAGTGTTCATTTTTGGGCCAAGTATCTCTTTTATAGACACTTTTATCTCTTCACGTAGGTCTTCCATTCCGGGTCTAATGTACCCGTTTGGAGTTAATCCGTACTTTCTGCTTGCCATTATTCCTCCGAGCAGATATCCAACGATGAGATAATTTTACCACAATACCTCCCGATTGAAAAGAAAAAGGCCGCATAAGCGGCCTATAGTCAATTACTTAACCCATTTGTTATGCCACGTCACATCACCGAACGTTGGCAGTCTAAAGTTAATTAAATAGTAGAGTTTATTAGCGTAAGTGATCCACCCATCATCACCACACATAGAGGCACCTTGATCGTTAGGTGTAGGGTAAGAGAACTCATTTGATCCGACAAAGGCTAATGATAATTCCTCTCCCTCGGTAGTGAGAACTGTGAAATAACATTCGTATGTACGACTAGTCTTATTCATCTTAGAAGTGAAGTCTGTTATCGCCACAACGTCTGGTTCCAATCGTGTATGTTCTTTTATTTTATTATCAAGAACAGTTTTAGCTACACGCTTTGAAATATAAGTTCTGTATGGGAATCCAAAAGTTTCATCAAAATACCAGTCGCCTTGCCAAATATTAAAACGGAAGTATAATCGTTGACGCAGGGAATTAAGATTGTCCTCAATGAAGTTAAGTTCTCCATTAGAGAAATCTAAGTCACCAGTAACAGGGTCTAGGGCCATGTCCTGATAGAGGGTGGTTACAGCCATGAGAACTCCTTAGTTTGGTTTGTTGGTGTTGCTTCCGCCGGACTCTACACCGCCGTGGGTATGGAGGAGATAAGTCTCAAAGAAGCTATCGAGGTCAACACCCTTCTTTGTTATGATCCTACCGTCTGGAGTGATCTTTGCGCCGTTGGCATCAACCAGTCCACTAGTCTCCATTTTGAACGTGCCGCCCCCATTCTTCATGGTGCTTGAACCATCCTCAAGCATTTGGAAGGATGACTTAGGAGTCTCAATAATAATGGAACCTTCGGGGGATAATGAGATCTTGACTTTATCGTTCTCAAGGACTACCTTATCAGGGTCGATAGGTTTAGCGTTTTCTGGTGTGTAGATCTCAGTGACAGCGAAACCTGCGAACAATCCATGAGTGCTTTGGTCGGAAGAGTTATCTTCGTTTCTCTCTGAGAAGTTAATGCCAACCATATCACCAACCTTGATCGGCATGGTTAGGCGAGCCTTTCCTCCATTAGCTGACGGTAGTTGTACCGGAACATTAAAGATGGTAGGGTATCCGTCTTCAGTGCCGTCAGAAAGGACTGTCTTAGCCATAGGTTGAACGTCAACCGTAGGTCCTGAGTAATCTACACCTACAACCTTGCCACGTAGTGAGGTATGCATGTTGTCTCGCATCCATCTACGCAGAAAGATGCCGAAAGCGGCATCAAATCTCTGCACAGCTGCCATATAATCTCCTATTCAATAAGTTTGCCACGTACCTCTGAAACACCCATCACTGTCTCCCAGTCTCCAGTCAAGTCACCTTTGTGAGTAAGATAAATCACCTTGTAGAATCCCGTGTATTCTTTACTCTTGAGGTAGATTGAACTTTCAGGTAGGATTGAACCGTTCAAAAGGCTGGTTACTTCCATACCCGCATCCTCTCGGATCTCTGCGGAAGTTGGAACGTGAGGTTTAGCCGGAGTCTTTTTACCAGCTCTCTTAGCTAGACGCTTACGGGCGGGCTCAGGGTTCTTAGGGACGGGGGATCCTTTCATACCAGTATCTTCACTGATCTCAGCAATGGCATCTTTAAATCGAGAGCCTACTTTGGTCCAATAAACAGCGCCGTCCTGAACAGAGAATGTTGAATTGGTGTTTCTAGCTAAAGTATCTAGACTCTGTGATGCTGTACCGGAGAAGGCCATAGAATGTTGAATTACCTCTCCCTTGCCGAATGGAACAACGCGCCCCTTTGGTAATTTAAGGTCGGTAATCAGGTCATTAACTATGGAGTCAACCGGAGTCCCCTTCTTATATGAACGGGTTGAGCGGCTTGTGGTAAGATTCAGTGTACCATCACCAAGAATGAACTTAGTTTTTCTCGTAGGGCCATCCCACGTGTTCTCCATGAACTCAACTGTGCCGGAGAAGATTAGCATGTTCTGGTTGTTATACCCAGCATAGAGCATAACAGCCAAAGACTCACGTTGGTTAGCATCGAGATAGTTAACGGTGTCATCGGAGAGGTTGCATACGGTAACATACCCCTTATTAGGTTCCTTGGAGTTATCTTTCTTAACCTCAAACTGAATGTTGAGGTCTTCCCTAGAACCATCACCAACGATACGGTAGGATTGACCACCTTTATTGGTAGGGGTATACTTGTCGATATTGGTTGGCTTCTCCCCTATGTAAACAGGTCTGCCGATCACCAACTCATAGGTCCTAAAGGTGGTCTGTGCCATTAATCTATCTCCTCAACGTCGTCTTCGTTTGATGCATATGTCATTTGAATCTCAGAAAGGATCCCGATATTGTATCGGCTAGGTCTTGCATCCCAATTCTGAGGGCCCGTGAACATACACAAGTTTCCTTTCGGTATGTTTTCCATGTATCGGTAAGGGGCCAGTAAGTCAACATACGGCATAAGTTTCATAGTCACCGTAGGATCAGTACCAACATCACCAATATGGAAGATCCACGACTCATCTCGATCATTCCACTGGAACCTAACTTCATATGTCACACTATCAAGAACAATGCGGAAGCTTTGATCAGGATAGCCGTCAATAGAGAAGTCAAAAGTCCTTACAAATTGAGCCATTATTTACCCCCAAGTGAGTTAGGGTTGAATCCGGTAGGTCCTGCCTGATTAGGTCGGTAGATGTAGGAACCATCCGAGTAGTGGGTTGCAGATGTGTTACCAGTCATCCCCTCAAACCATCCCTGATATGTCTTACCTGCCTTACCTAAAAATCGGGATGTTTTCTTACCCTTATTGGCATCATCAACCGCTCCGCCCTCCGCTGTCTGCTTGGCACCTTTCTGGGCGTTACCCGCCTTCTTAGGATCAGCTGTTGCTGCCAGAACTGTCTTACCAATATCTCGCAGTCTGAATTCAGACATAGTGAAGTCAAACACCAATGCACCACCCTCTTGGGTGGTTCTCTGGGCATCTATCTTTGTGAAGACGTAGTTCTCTAGGATGTTGTCTTCAGTGACAAGAGTGACCATCTGACGTTTTTCCAAGATCTCTTTAAGGATCTCAAGAGCTTTTGCTGGACGCTTAGACTCTTTTGGATTTCCGTAGTCGGTATCCTTGTCGATATAGTTCTTATCGTTCATGATGAAAGGAGAATCAGTGACTCTGGCACTGAAACTGAATTCACCATCGTTTATGACCATGTGATCCGATGCTTTAGCTTTTGACTCGATTGCATAATCTGTCTTATCAGCTGACAAGCTATAACGGTGATCTTCAACAACGTCAAAAAGGATTAAGAGATCGTCCACAGTATTCTTGCTGTCGGCAATACTCTTACGTCCGCCGTTCACAAGACCTGATACGATCAGCGTATACTCTTTCTTATTGTCCTGTACTTGTTTCGCAGAATCAATCTTCGAATCAGGATTAGGTATTGACTTAGCCATTTAACCTCCTCTGGGATTATAAAAGTTTATCATAATCCAGTAAGTTACTCAATACAAAAACAGGGGCCGAAGCCCCTGTGATTATGGAGTGTTGCCACCCTGCATCAGCATGTTAATATTGAACATGTTGTTCTGGTCTACCGTAGCCTGAACCATATTCTGCAACTCACCTGCGTCGATCTTGATAGTCATTGCTGCTTCGACTTCTTGAACTGGCAAACGAGCTGGGAATGGGTTGGTAGGTGCCTGACTTACAGGTCCTAATCCATTTGACTGAAGGTAGTCAAGACGACGAGTATCTTTCTTCTGTGACTCTCCATTCCACCAATCAGCGATCCCGCTACCGACATCACCAAGTGTGGTATTCTTAGCCCACTGTCCGAAAGATGTATCCCCGATTGCAGCATCCGCAACACTGTCAGCTACATCGTACATGAATGCAACTTTCAATGCCTTACCTGCTGCTCCCATAGCGGTCAGCTTAGTTTTACCTGCGCCACCTCCCTTACCACCTTTCCCATCACCGCCTGCTCCTACTGCGCCGCCGATACTTGTCGCATCTTTAACAATCTTCAATGCGCCAGCAAGACCCGCAATGCTTTTCAGAATGTTGAAAAGTTTTGTAGCGGAAGCAACGAACAAGAGTACGCCAGCTGCGTATCCACCCCAGTCGAGAGCCTTACCAATAAGGTCCCCACTCACCCCTAACTTCTTAGCGTATTCCTCGAACACATCATTAATGAAGATGAAGGTATTGTAAACTAGGAGGCTTATGTCCTCAAGACCTTCCATGAAGCTACTGAAGAATTTACCGATTGCAGCACCTACGGATCCGTTATCAGACAAGATCTTAGCAAGATTATTGAAGATTGATGTCATTCTCTCACCAAAACCCCCTTGGAATACAGCATTAAGCCAGTTGTTCCAAGACTGGGTAAGACGCTGCATTGCTACACGGTTCCCTTTCAGTGCCATTTCTAATGCACCACCCTTCTGAGCGGCCTGTGCATAGTATTTAGCAACGAATGGAAGGACCTTAGCAGCCTTCAGTTCACCCTTTTGCATCTTGTCCATCAACTTCTCTACGTCGATGGTTGTATCACCAAAAGCTTCCTGTGCAGCTTTAACAAAAACCTGCATCGAACCCGGAATTCCCTCTGCTAATTGTTGCTTTAATTCTTCAGCCATGATCTGGCCTTTACCCATCATCTGCTGGATTGCAGTGATACCACGTTGGTATTTAACTGGGTCAACCTGAAGTGCCGTAGCGTACTCTGAGAAGCCCTTAAACAGGTCATCGTTCTGTGTCTTACTCAACACACCATCTGCTGCGATGGACATCTGTACGTAGCCCTGAGAGGCTTCTTTAAGGCTAAGACCTAAACGCATGGATTGGTCTTTAACGAACTGGATACGCTTACCAGCTTCTTCTGAGGAATCAGAAACCATCAACATTGTGGCCTCCAATCCTTGAAAGAACTGTCCCTGCTGTAAGACAGACTTACCTGCGGCAAATGCACCATAGGAGGCGGTTGCAGCTACCATTGAGGAACGGAGGGTCCCCATTGCACCACCTAGACTCATCGCGCCGCTCTGTGCTTTGCGGAATTGTCCTTCCAGTGCAGAAACGGATGCACGGTACTTAGCAGCACTCATACTACCAGCAAGGAACTCTTTACGTAAAGACTGAAGTCCTTTAAGCTGTGAGCTGTAGTTGGCACCATACTTAGAACGTAAACGAACGTCCTGAACATCTACAGCGTCCTGACGTGAACGAGCACCACGTGCAGCTTTTAGTTCAGCTGGGCTGGGAGCTTTAGGTTTTGGAGCGGGAGCTGGTTTAGGTGCAGGGGTTGGCTTAGCCGCATGAGGACCATATCTCTCATCATGGCGGCGAGTTCTTTCAGGATCCCACTGTGAAGCTTTCTTAGCATCACCGACCATACCAGTACCACGACCTTCAATTGCAGAAGGTAGTGTGATAATTGGTGGTGGGTTACGGCGTCCTGTCGGAGCTCCAAGAGTATTACCAGCCTTCTTGGCTTCACGTTGCTGGGCCATGTAGAATTTACGCATTGCAGAGATGTCGTGGTCTTTATTCGTCATCCCTTTAACGTGTTGCTTGAATCGAGTTGCAGCTTGCTTACGAATAGCTTCGGCGCTCTTGACTTCTTTCTTGTGAAGTGCCATTCTGTAATCAGAAGCTTTCTTCTCTTCTCGTTTACGTGTCTCAGCTAAACGGCGGTTTACTTTGTCGATATCGGTGGAGGTTTTAACGAATCTTTTAACAGGATCGTTTTTGGCACCCTTAGCACTCCCACCTTCCCATGTCTGCTGAACCTTCTTGATGGCCTTGATAGCTTTGCCATAAGAGGTGTTGTCAACATCAAAGATAACCTTGTTGACTGTACTTGTTACTACTTGGTTTCCACCTGCCATCATCCTCTCCAAAAGTAAAAAGGCCAAGACCTTATTAAAGATCTTGGCCTTTACCGTTATCTTCTGCGTGGCGTATTCGCATTCGCCGTCGCACGTGTAGCGTCCTGTTCCTTTTGATCCGTTTCGGTGATATAGTTCTCTATGTCGAGATATTCGTTAAGCTTCAGGAGATAGGCCATATCCCCAGTTTCAAGACTCAACCTATTCTCACCTTTAAAGTTCTTCAGAACTCGGCAATACATCCAGTCAAACCACCCAAGCGTTGAGTGTTCTTTGGAATACTTCACAGCTCTCAGTACAGGATCGCTCACTCGTTTATTGGACGATTGACTTATTCCTGATCCTGATCCATCTCGTCCAGTTGTTTCACCAGACCGAACTGAGCCAGAAGTTTCGGAAGGGTCGCGAAACCGTCTTTCGTGAAAAAACAGCCATAGTTCGCTTTAAGAACCTCTCCCAGTAAAGTCATCATACCCATAAGGTCATCTTGGAAGACTTCATCAATGTTGATTCCGCCGCCCATGCTGTTGCATTCAACGTTCTCTAGGATCAGGTTGATCATTCGCATAACGCCTTGCTCTTCACCGTCTTCTTCGAGGGTGTTGAACAGGTAAATCATTGCTTTAGGTAACGCATCTTCAAAGTTAGCGCCGCCGGAGATGGCAGAGCCCGCTAATGTAGAGATAGGAACCGCCAAATAGCGTCCAATCTTAGGTAGGTTCATCATGGCCTTAGTAGGGGACCAATGGTGAATGATAAACTCATTCTTACCAATTACTTTTACTGTCTGTGGAATCTTAGCAAACATTCGTGTACACTCCTGTGTCTTGAATTGGTTATCCTGTTGCGTGAATAAGGCCACATCCTTGTGGCTCACGTTTTATCTTAGAAGCTCAGGCCAGTAAGACCAGCAAGACCGAAGATGCCTGCCAGTTCGTCTGGGTGAAGCCATGCGTCAACTACGCCGATTTCCCAGTCCATCTGACCAACTTCAGTACCGTAGGACAAATCAGGCTGACGCTGGATCCAACCGTAAGTTGACAGGGACATGCCCTGAGAACCTACGAGGTTTACTGGGAAGAAGATCAGGCCAGTAACAGAAGCAGCTTTCTGGAAGTTAGCCAGCATACCGTTCCAAGGAGAGGTGTTCTGCAAGGAGACAGTAACAACACCAGATTGGTTACGGGACAATGCTACAGAGACTTCACCATCAACACCTACGTGAGGGATGGCGTTATCTTCGTTACGGGATACCTTAATCTTGGTATCTGCGGCATAACCGCTAACGCGCTGTGCGAACAGGAATAGACGAACTTTCTGTGGGTCGTAAGCGCGTGGTGTGATAATCTGAGTTTGCATCTATTATGCTCCTGCGTTAAATGAAGTCTGCCCTGAAGCGGAGGTCCCAGTGATGCGGTCCAAGTTAGCAGCTACACGGATACGGACAAAGTGCAGTGGCGTGTTGTAAACCAGATCAACCTTCATATCTTTCAGGATACGGTTAGCCAAGTCCTGAGTAGGAATTGTAGCTCGTTTTGGAATGGTGATGATTGGGTCGTAGAAGACCTTGTTTTCCTCATCATATCCGGTTAAGATGGAACCATTACGAATACCTACGTTAATAGGATCGTTCAGGATCACAGTGCTCAGGTTTGGCAAGTCATCGTCGCTCATCTTCATGGACATACCCATGTTTGAGCGCTGGTGCATGTAGGAGAATACTGACTCTTCCATACGGAACTTCAACCAGTGGGAGAAGCGGATAACGTCAGCATACTGACCAGAAGAACATTTACCTTCCCAGAATGCGCCAACACCGTACTGGGTACGATAGAAGTTAGCATTACGAGTCCAGATGCGGCTACGTTCTGAAGTGCCAAGAACTGGAGCAGTAACACCCTTCAACACTTTCAGGTGTAAGCTATCACCGTAGGATGGGTCGTTAGAAGACATCGCACCAACCAGACCACCTTCTGGGAAGTCTTTGTCAGCACGT